TAAGCCAGTTGTTCACAAGGAACTGCTGGGTGGTTTGTGTCTTCACGGGCGGAATGGCAGCGTGATATAGGCCAAAATAGGCCGCATTTCGGGCTTCCACACGATCAATGAGGTTGAAGGCGAGTGCGGGATTTCCCTGGGGCGGCGAAAGGAATGTGTAATCATCCGGGGTAGTAACCGGGAGTAAGCCACCCGGCTGGATGATATTCTGAGTGCCAAGGCGCTTCTTAACCTTGATAGGGGGAAGCGTTTCAAAGGCCGTGCGGTCACGGATAGAGTCGTGCTGCGCCTTGATCTCCATCTGATCGGTGTAGGCAATCTCAGGAATGCCACGGGACTCAATAATGCTGCGGCGAAGACGCTCACGGCGGAACTCGATGAACGGGTACTGTCCGTGTGCGTACTCAAGCATTTCGTGCTTGGCGTACAGTTCTTCGCTAACCTGGGGGCAGAAGACTGTGTAGTAGATGCAAGGAATGCCGTCTTCGTTGATCTGGCGTGTATAGGCGTAAATAATCTCAACGAGATTGTCAGCCCGGTGCAGAGTGTTCGTGATATTAGTCGTGGTAGGGATCAGGTTAGGATCAGCATACCAGGACGACTTTCCGGCGCAGTTAGCGGCCTCTTCAACGAACTGAGCGTTCCAGCCGTCAGTTTCGATGAGTTCACGCATCTCCACCTCGGTCATATGAGTCCGGCGGAAAATCACACGGGCATCCTGAAGATCTAGCGTTTCAGGAGGGAAAGCGATTTCATCAAACGGCTTCAGGGCAGCAACGGCAGGAATGTTGCTGACGGCATATTGTTCACGATATGTCGATGTGCCGGAGGCCAGGAGTTCTTCAGCAATTCGCATTCCGTCCTTCTCGGAGCATCCGATGGCGTTAGAAAGCAGGTTGGCGGTAAGATCGCTCGGGCCTGTGGCGTTCAACTGAATGACAGCCTGACCAGCCATCATATCTCCGCTCTGCGCACGCATTTCCAGTTCAGGAAGCGTGATGGTGACTGTGCGAGTGCCAAGGCGACGCTCCCAGCCGATGTGGACGGCAGACCAGCCAAACTGGAGTGTGTACTGCGCCCAGAGTTCAGCCTCACGCTCAAGGTCGGCACGCAGGCGGTTAGAAACGATCCAGTTGGCGAGGTTTTGAATAGAACCAGCAACTGTCACATCACCAGATTCTGTTCCGGCGATGCGCAGGCGACCCAATTGCCAGGAGGATACGAGGAGAACGACCAGTTCGTTGATCGTCTGGTCAACCAGACGGCAGCGTACATCGGAAGCACCCTCGAAAGGAAACACAGACTGACCTTCGTATCCTTTGCTGGAATACTTCTTGCCATCGTCAGACTGGCCTTCCCAGCGAGCCAGGCGGATGTCGTCATTGCTGTTTAGTCGGGCGACATTGCCGCCATTGTACAGGGAACGCTCAAGTTCCTTGCGAAGGTAGACAAGATCAGGGGAATCTGAGGCAAAAGTCAGTTTGTCTCGTTGGGAGTCTCTGTCGAGCATAGCGTAGGTGATTTAGATTCGATGTAAGATAAAAGGGATGCTTTGTGGAAGCGGTGCTGTCCACCAAGGGTAGTGTAACACCGGATACTGCCAGATTTGCGCAATTTGTCCAATTCTCGGACATCAATGCCAGTAAGTCGCTCAGCCATAGACCGGGAAAGCAACATAGGGTACTCCTCAGGATTTTTCATCAGTAAGAGCCGCCCCCCTTGCACTTGAACGCTTCTGGGGCATATTGTTCCGGCTGCATAACCGCCAAGTACCGAAGGCAGTCGATAGGGTCTTTTGAAGCGCCCTTTTCGCCGTCTGCACCCGTCCATTCACGAAGTGAATAGATAAGGTTTTCACACTTTTTGGATATATACAGTTTCGGTTCATTAATCGTAGACAACGGCTGTCCTGGGTCGTGCGAAAGAGCGTCATTGATGATCGCAACGCCTTCCTCGATGCGCACGCCTGCTGCTTGCTGGAAATACATAGGTTCAGGGTCTTCGTCTAAGAGTTCGATAAGGGAACTGCCTCCCTCCTTAGTTGCAGCCTGCGTAGCGCCTGCACGGGGGTCAATATATCGCTCTTCGACCACCTCATCCCCTTCTAGTTCACGGATTAGTTCCTTGTACTCGATAAGACCCCTGCCACCGCCTGCACGCTGTGCTGGGCCAGCCTTTCCGTCTAGTTTGCTGTCCGGCAGCGCCCATTCCCCGTAAGTGACATCAGGCCACTCCCGATAGACATACCACTTGGTATTTTCCCCTTGGCCTACCGCTCGCAGCCATACCATAAACCAGTTTCTGGCTCCGGCAGGGTCAACGACCATATAATTCGTCCCTTCCTTAGGAATCTTGTCCGGGTCGATCTCATTTAGGTCGCCAAATCGAGGGAATTGAGCGCCAGCCAGGCCATCAGCCCATCCATAGGCACGAATCTTCCGTTCGTACTGAGTTTTGCCCTCAAGCGTGCGGCAAAGTTCATCAAAAGGGTTGTAAGGGTTGAACTGGGAGTGAAACCACATCACCCCGGCATCTTTTCCTCGGGATTTAGCCCGATAGGGCATATGTCCGTGCGGAACGCCTGGAGTATGCTGGATTTTCTGATCTAAAATGGTAGCAACCCGGCTTTCCAGCACCTTGCAGCCGGAAATATACTCCTTTACGACATTAGTATAGCCTGAAATCGGGGTGAAAGTGACAATAAGTTTGCCACGGCGAGTAACGATTCGATATCGGAGTGTTTCGATCCAGTCCAGAGGTACAAGTTCATCGCACCAGATGATATCGCATTCGCCGCCTTCGATAACTCGTTTCTCCTGCGCATAATTCATAAAATAGCACTGGCTTCCATTAGGGAAGATAAAAGTGCCATCAGAGAACCCGTTTTTCTGGGAATATTGAATGTTGGTAACCCGACCCTTCTTTAAGCCTTTGTATTCCGGGGGGATGTACTTCCAGATAACATTCTGCTGCATCTGGATCGAGGATTGAGATGTCGTGTGAAGACACCACACACGGGCATTAGGTGTGTTCACCATCGCAGCCACGATGCGCTTCGCAGCCCACTCAGTCTTACCAGCACGATTGCCGCCAAGCACGCAAAGTTCCTGGTGCTTCGCAAGCAGCGAGTCTGCATCTTTCCAATGGAATGGCTCGTATCCGTGACGATAAGGGTCTTGTTTCTCCGCTAAGATCTTCTCCTCCCGGATTCGTAGAATCCGGGCGACTTCGTCAGAACCGACTTTTTCGGCCAAAACACGCAGTTCTTCCGTACTCGGCAACTTGATTACCGGGTGCGGAGAGAGTTTCACGCCTGCCGGGTTTACGGCTTGCGAGGACATCTCAAAAACATTACGGACTGAAGGTCAGTCATATCAGGCTCCCACTCGTCATCTTCATCGAGATTGAGCGGGAGCATAGATCACTTTCCTCCCTTGTAACCCTTGAAGCCTGCGCCACGATTTGATCCGTGCATAGACTTCTCCATCATCTCCATCATCGAGTGACCGGACTTCTTGGGTGCGCCCTTCTTGGGCTTCGATCCTTGCTTCTTAGACTTCATAGTTGCTATAAGTTGTGCTGATGGCGGTCATAAGTCAAGGTGAAAGTGGAGCCTTGGGTCGGAGTCGAACCGACAACCCCCTGTTTACAAAACAGGCGCACTGCCATTGTGCTACCAAGGCCAAAAACGACCACCCCAGAGAAACCATTGTTAAGAGGGCGGGATGGTACTGAAAATCAGGCTTCCCAGGAGGACGCACCCTCCGGGCCTTCAAGAAGCGCCCTTGCGCCGATGTTCAAGGCGCTGGTCAGGACACCATCGAACTCTTCCTTGGCTTCCCCGTGTCCGAAAGTAACCACCTTCCATCGATCATTGGGGGTATGGACGATCATAACCCCCTTGTCGCAGTAGGGTTTGATCTTCATCAAGGCATCCATCACCGCAGCCTCCATCTGCTCGTCCAGGTGCGTGGAATAATCAGGGATCTTGGGCTTCTTCCGGCTCCGCTTCTTCTTAGCCATTACCAGCGGCCTCCGAATCGGGGGTGCTTGGCAGCGACCCAGCGCTGACCATCAGACCGAAGGGGTACTTTCATCCCGACCACGAAGTTCTTGCTGTCCCTAACCAGCACATTCACGGGCTTGACATCCTTGCCGGAATGCAGGTCGCACAGAATGATACGGGTGTTGCGAAACTTTCCCTTGACGATCCCGTAGGTCTCGCTCGGTTTAGCCTCCTGGCCTTTCAGTTCCTCGACCACCTCGTCTTCGACCTTAGCCTTCTCCTTCAAAAAGCCAATGCCAGCCTCAGTCCACATCACAGGCCACATATCCTTGTTCCCGTTTCGAGGCATCCTGCGCCAATGCAAGCCCTCAGCAGCCTGCTCTCGCAACGCTCGTAGTTCAGTCCGGCTCAATCCTAAGATCCGGCACACTTCAGTCTCTTTCCATTCGGTCATATCTCACCATTAGACCTATTAATGAGACTTCGTCAATCCTGTATTCCCCAAGAGTTATCGTTTCGCTCTGCTCCACAATAACCCTTTCCCCCTCTGGGGGACTAAAGGGGGGAATAGGGGATTATTAAGGGGGGCGACAGCACACCTGTCAAGCCGATCAAAGCCCCCAGGCCAGGGTATTAGACGGCCTAATGACCAGTACCAGCAGGGCTTATTGCAGAAAAAGTCCAGGTGGGTGAATCCGCCCGGTGGCCCCCCACCCCCCTCCCCCCTCCCCTCCCCCCCCCGGGGTCGTCCATAGGGAAAAGGCTATGCACCGGCCGGATCCATAGACCGGCCTCAATCCTATAGGGAAAGGCCTATGATCGAATCCTGACCTATGGCCCGATGATTAGCAAAGGTTATCAGGCCGATCAGTTTCCGTTGTCCAGCTCGGGTTGACTGTCGCCCAGGCCCAGGCCCAGGATCCGGCCGGATCGGCCAGGCCGCCGGGCTTGTTGGCCGGTCGGCCCAGGCTGCCGGACGGGTCACCAGGCTGCCCAGGATGGCCCAGGAAGCCCGATCAGCACGGGGCCGGGCCGATCGGCCGATCCGGAGATCTGGCGGGCCTGGTGGGCCGGTTGTTTGTTAACTTTGGCGAGATCCAGGGCGGAGGCCCGGGCCGATCCTGGCCGATCCTGGCGGATCCGGTCGCCCGATCTCCGGAGATCCGGACGGATCCGGTCGGATCCTGGCCGATCCTGGAGGCCTGGCGGCCGATCTGAGGCCTTGCGATCCTGCCGGAGGCCTGGCGGCCGATCCTGGCGATCCTGGCGGATCCTGGGCGATCCTGGCGGCCGATCCGGAGATCCGGAGGCCCAGGCAACAAAAAGGCCGCCCAGGATCGGGCGGCCGTGGCCGGTGATCTCGGCAGCGCAGGATCAGATCAGACCGGCAGCGATCGCCACGATCAGCCAGATCGAGGAGATCAGGAGGCCGATGGCGATCCAGGCGATCAGACCGGCAGCGATCTCGGCGGCCTTCATCGGTTGCCTCCTTTCTTGCGGCCGGGCTTGGCGGCCTTGCCATCAGTCCAGAGGCTACCGAGGGCCAGGGCTACCTTGCCAACCGAAGGGGCGGGCTTGGCGGCCTGGGCGGCCTGATCGGCAGCGATCCGCTCGGCCCGGGCCTTAGCCTGGGCCTGGGCGATCTTCTCGGCCGAGATCGCCAGGAGGCGGGCCGTGGCCCGCTCCTCGGATTTGAGGTTATGGATCGCCAGGGCGAGATCGGATCTCTGAGCCAGGAGACCATCGGCCAGGTCGATCAGGCCGAGCCATCGGGCTTCCCGGGCGGCCGACAGAAAGGCCTCATCCTGGGCGGCCGAGAGATCATCGAGCCAGTGGCTCATCGGATCGCTCCTTTCTGATCGGCGGCGGCCCGGTCGTCCTTAATCGCCTGATCGGCCTTGCGGTCGGCCTCCTGATCCTGGCGGATCTCGGCCTGCGTGGCAGCGATCTCGGCGAGATCCAGGCCGGAACAGTGGATGATCTGAACCAGGTCGTCAAAGGCCTTCGCCTTCGTTTGCAGGATCGCCTCGGAGGCCTGGGCACGGCGGAAGGCCCGGCGGGCCGGATTGGGATCTTCCTGGGATTCCCGATCTCCGGCGATCCGGTGATCTTCGGCGATCTCGAGCGCCACCTTAACCCGGTGCTGCATATCGGCGATCGGTTGAGCGGCCTGGGATCGGGCGGCCTCGAGCCAATACTCGCAACGGCCACGCCATTGACTGATCCGCTCGGCCTTCCTGGTCAGGAAAAACGAAAGGCGGATCGCTTCCATCGCTACCCGGAAATTGAGATCTCGGATCTCCTCGGGCCGGATCGGGCGGCCGATCGCCGGAACATCGCCGGTTTCGTCATCGGCGGGCGGATCGATCCGCTCGGCCAGATCGGCAGCACGGGAGGCGATCTTGACCAGGCTTGTGATCGGGTCGTAGTTCGCCGGGATCCGCACATTGAGGAGATCCTGGAGGGTGGCCGAAGTCTCGGCCGGGAGGTTTGCAGGCTGGCCGCCTGCGGGCGTGATCGGGTGATTCATCGGGGCCGATCCTGGGAAGCCCGGCCGGATTAGTCAACCCCTCAGAAAACCCGTTCACCTGGTATTTACTGATCCAAAAAAAACGGCCGATCCGGCCGATCTGGCGATCCGGCCGATCCTGGGATCTGGAGATCCGGAGATCTGGAGATCCGCCGGGCCGGTGATCCTGGCCGATCCGGAGATCCGCCGGATCCTGGATCTCGGCCGGTGGCCGATCTGATCCGATCGGATCCTTGCGCTGGATCTCGGCCGGTGATCCTGGCCGGTGATCTCGGCCGGTCGGCCTGGCCGGTCGCCGGATCCGGCGGGCCGGTCGCCGGGCCTGGCCGGTCGGCCGATCTCGGCCTGGGCCTGGGCCTGGGCCTGGGCCTGGGCGGGCCTGGGCGGGCCTACCGGCCTACCGGCCTACCCATCGCCTACCGGCCTACCGGCCTACCGATCTACCGGAAAATAAAAAGCCCGCCGGGCGGGCGGGCTTGTCTGATCTACCGGCCAGGATCAGGAGGGGCCAATCGGGAACGGCGGTTCATACCAATTTCGGCCCCGTTCGTGATCGGTCAACAGGCGACCGGCCTCGGCGATATCCAGGCGGCGGCAGGCCTCGGCAGCACCGGCCAGATCTTCGGCCTGCTCGGTAAACCTACGAACCCAGGCCTGATGTTGGGCCTTCGAGCAGGTCGGCGGGCGATCCGCCGGGATCGTGCGGACGAATGAGGCGGCGGCCCGGGCGGCCTTCGCCACGGCGGCGAGATCCTTTCGCTTGGCGGCGGAGGTGATCCGGCGGGCTACCTCACCGGCGGCCACGGATTCCGGGATGTTGGCAATACAGATCCAGCCGAGGCAACCGGCGAAGGATCGGGCGGACTTGAATATCTCTAGGGTCATTTTCATTTTTATTTTTTGGTGGGGGAAAAGGAAGCGGCATTGATCTCGGCCTTGCGGGCCTGGGATCCGTGGAACCGGAAACCGATCAGCACGGCCCGGCCGGGCCTGCTGCATAGGCCGCAAGTTGCGCAAGAGATATTGTCTCGGGTCTGAGCCGGGCAAACGATACCACGGCGACCGGCCGGGGTAGTGAATCGCTCCGGCGTGCTTTCCGGAACAGTCACACAAACCGGCAGGCCGAGATCGGCGATCTTGTCGGCGTGCTGCAAATTATTCGCCGAGGCGTTGACGATCAACCCGGCGGCGATCGCTGCTTTGATCGTGGCGAGATTGGCACGGGCGGCCGGATCCTGGCCGGGCAAGATCGGTTTATGCGAATAAGTGAAACCGGTTTTTCCGGCGGCCTTCGAGGCCTTCGCCAATTGCAGCACGGCACGGCGATCAATCTTGTTTCCCAGGCCCGGGAGATCTCCGGCCTGATTGTGTCGCCAGATCTTGAACGGCGACCGGATCAGGGCGGCCTTGAGATCGGCCAGGAAGTCGGCCCAGGTCAGGCCACGATCACCGGCCGAGATCTTCGCCCAGTGGATCGCAAGCGGGCCGCCTGCGGCATAGCAGCCGGTGACGAAGAAAGGGCAGCCGCTCCAACAGGTTTGCTTCCCTGATGTTGTGACGACAAGCGGGCCGGTTTTCTGATTATCAGATCGGGCGGTGATATGGAAACGGACGGGATCGGGCGGGTTCATAGGATCAACAATCAAGGCGATCTCCTCGGCGAAGTAAACCAGGAAATCAACCGATCGGTTGATCTGATCAGATCGGGCGGATCCTGGCGGCCGGTGATCCTGGGCGGATCGCCTGATCTGATCCTGGCGGCCGATCCGATCCGCTCGGATCCTGGCGATCGTGCGCTGGCCGATCCGGAGATCCGCCGGGCCGGTCGGCCTGGGCCGGTCGGCCGATCCTGGGCGGCCGGTGATCCGCCGGGCCGGTCGCCGATCTCGGCCGGTCGGCCGGTCGGCCTGGCCGGTCGCCTAGCCTGGCCGGTCGGCCTTGCCTACCCACCTACCGGCCTACCGGCCTGGAAACAAAAAGCCCCCGGCGTGCGGGGGCGGGCCTACCGGCCTACCGGCCTACCGGCCTACCGGTCATCGCTCCTGGCGGCCTGGATCTTAACGCACCAGTGATGGCCCGGGATCGTGATATCAATGTAGGCATCTACCCAATCCCTACCACCGGCATCCCGGTGATCCTTGATGACCTGCTTGATGAGGGCCAGTTCATCCTCGGCCTGCTTGCGGCCTTCCGGAGTGTTGATCGGTTGTTTGCTCATCGAATTATTCTCCGACCTGGAATTCAAGGGAAACCAGGAGCCGCTCCTGTTCGGAAAGGCGGCTGCGAATATCGAGAACATATTCGCCCTGCTGATCGATGTAGAAAGGATCCTCCCTCATCCTGATCATTTCATTGTGTTTGTCGTCCTCCTGGGTGAGCAGGGCGGACAATTGGACGATCGACCTTTTGGCGAGGTGGATCCGGGTGGCGAGATCTAGTGGATGTTTCATAAGCAGGCCGAAGATCGACCGGCTTGCCAGGATAGTCAACCGAAAAGAAAAAGGCCCGGTGGTGAGCCGGGCCTGGTGGGTTATCGTTTGCGGTAGATCAGGCCGAGGATGAACAGCACGATCATCGTCCCGATCGGGATCATTCCAGGATCTCCTCCCATCCTTCGGCCACGATGATCTCCCGGGCGAGACCGGCGGCCTCAGTCCACATCCGGCCTGCAAGCACCGGGCGCTGCTGATCTGTTGCGGCCACGATCCCGATCACCAGATCTTCCAGGGTGTCGAGGGCATATCCGTACTCCTCCGAATCCGGGAGGCAGGTGATCAGTTCGGGCGGCAGGCCTACTCGGCGGAGGCCGGACTCGAGGATGTCCTTGGCTACATCCCTGGTGTTGCGTTTGCCTACCTTGACCCTGGCGTGGGTCAGCATACCCAGGCTGATTGCGGAATACCGGCAGCCATCGAGTTTAGGTCTACCCATCGCCCGATCGGCCTCGATGCACACATTGCTGAATGCATTCCAATCGCTCTTGGTCTGGAGCGGATGGCAAACCTGGCCGCCCATCTTCTCGGCCAGATCCGCCGGGAGCGTGATCTTACTTTTGCTCATTGTTGTCGAATCGGTTGGCGTGGACGCTGACGGGGGACGGCGTGGGCTTGCTGCCGAATTGATCCTCGAAGCAAGTGACGATGCCAGGATGAACATAACCATCGCAGGCTTCGACGATCGCACGCTGGCGGCCGATGGCAACCAGGCGGATCCACCACATCGCCTGCCGCATCACTGCGTCCCGATCGGCCATCGCCGGACTGACACCATCACGATCAATGTTTGCGCAACCGGTCGGGCCGGTGCGAATGATCATCGTAGCCAGGGCGGCGTTGAGCAGCCGGTCGGCCTCGAGCAGGAGATTGACTTCCCGCTGGAGGATCGAGGTGGCGTTCCGCACAGTGTTGAAACTGTAATTCTTCGGATCGGCCGCCTGCGTACCGGGGTAGATCAGGTTGATGTGCTTGGCTTCTTCGGCGATGTCGCCGAGGAGTTGTTTGATTTCTTGGTCGGTCATTTTTTTGCTGGGTTGGGAGATTAGAATCGCTCGAGATCGTTGTCCTCGCCGAGATCGGGGATCACCTGGTAGCCTGCGGATCCGGCCCACTCGAGGAGATCATCATTCATATTGTCCCAGACCTCCTCCCACTGGCGGAGCCAGGCGGCCTCGTCTTCCTTGGCGATGTCCTCCTTGGTGATCAGGAGTTCGATGTCGAAATGGAATCGCTCCTTGTCGCCATCGCCGCCTCCTTCCTCAGGATCGAGCAGGGGATACAGATCGGTGATCGTGATCGATCCGATGTGGATCTTAACGCCGAATTCCTTGAACGGCTTCCTCTTGATCAGTTTGAGGAAGTAAGGCATCTCGGCCTTGTAGAGATCTTGGATCTTCACCCCTTCTTCGTGGGCGGGATCGGCGTATCGGGTGAGGTTTGCTTTGATTCGGATCATATGCGTGCTGGGTTGGAAATTATACTCGGTATCCTTCGGCCGGATCCACGCCGAGTTCTTTGCAGCGCGACTCGAGCCAGTAACGGATCGTGCCGATCTCGTCCCACCTTTGGCGGACTGCGGCCAGGGCACGCTCGGCCCGCTCGATCTCCTTCTTGGCGGCCGGGACATCGTACTCCTCCAGGTCGTTTTCTTCGTTGAAGGTATCATTGACGAGTACCTGGAGCATCTTGCCATCGGTCATCGCCTGGATCTTCTCCAGGGTGAGTTCGGTGACGGATTCTTCGTAGGGTTTGGACATATGTGTGCTGGGTTGGGAAATTAGCCGAAGATCACTTCGCCGTAGACGGCGATCTGGAGGATCGCACCGGAATCGACCACATCCATATCACCGGCGACATCCTCGTCACCGGCGATCAGGCGGGCGATGAAGGCCCGGTGGTGTCCGGCGATCTTGGGATCAAGCAGGCGGAGGTACAGGCGGCGGCCGAGTTCCTCCGGGGTGAGCCGGATGTCCGGCAGTTGGGCATTCTCCGGATGAGCGTCCGGGCTGGGCGAGACAGTTACCTCGGCACGGAAGTACTTCTCGCTGACGAGCGATCCGTTGACCATCGAGGCCAGGAGCGTATCGCCGTGCTTGTAATTCTTCCATTCGCTGTAGTCCTCCCGAGTGTAGTGACCGCCCTCCGTGGCGGTGACGATGACATTGGAAAGAGCCTCAAGAGCCTTTGCGGAGAAGACCTGAAGCGTGGTGGGATGTTGATCTGGGTTGTGCATAAGCCCGATCTTTCTCGGGCCTAGCACCGGGCCAGTCAACACATCATTTAACTTTTTTCAAAATGATCCGGCGGCCAGGATCACCGGCCTGGCTACGATCGCCGAGATCGCCGGGGTCGCTTCGACCGGCCCGGCCGATCTTCAGGTTGCGCAACACCGGCCGTGATCCAGTCCTGCCTGTAGTCCACGCCGAAGCCCATCGGGGCCAGGCCGAGGATATTATAATCGACCCATTCGACAGCGTCCTCGGCCGACAGTTCGTAGATCTTCTCGCAGACCTCGATCAGGGCGTAGTAGTTGTAGGTGATCCTACCCTTCTTGGATCGTCTGACGATCGCCTTCTTGAATTCCTTGTGCGGTTCTAGTTTGATGTTCATTGGAGGAAAAATTCTATTGGCCGGTCGGCCGGTCGGCCGGTCGGCCTGGGGATTGTAAGCCTACCTCGGCAGCGATGCATACCTCGAGGGCCAGGCTGTATGGTACTTCGGCCCGCTCTGCGGCGGAGATGTCCTGGGCGATGCCTTGCTTCATACCGGCGTACTTCGGCGTGTGGCAGGGAGATCTGTGCCTACAGGTGGGCTTCAGCACCAGGGTCTCGGGGAATATGCCGAAGAGATCTGTCGGCTTCTGCCAGGTCATACCATACTGGCAATAGGTTACAGTACGGCGCTCGTACTTCTGGATGCATTGCATATACCTCATCTTGGCCCTGGGGTTTTCAATGATGACATACCTGGGTGCAAGTTGATCGATCAGGGAGATCGTATGCTCGAGTACCTTGAGTGCCAGTTTCGCCTTTATCGTCACCGGCTGATGCGGTGTTTCGTGATTGCGATCAGTCCAGTTGGCCCAGCACCTGAGCAGGCTGAATGTTTCGCAAGGCGGAGAGGCCAGGATGATGTCCGGCCTCCACGGGAAATCGCCTACCTTGACATCGAGTATGTTCTTACAGATGTCCGGTTTGAAGCGCTTGGAAAAATCTACGCTCAGGACTTCGTGACCACGATCCTTGAATGCCGTACCCCAGCCACCAAGTCCTGAGAATAGATCGACTACCTTCACTCTTGGATGATGGCCTGGAGGAATCGTTTGCGAAACTCAGCAACATCTTCGCCTACCTCAGGCTGGCACTTGATGTCATTGATCTTGCTGCCGTACAAACGGGTGGCCTCGCAGATGGAGGCCCACAGTTTGTCGTACCTGCGGTACATCATAACCTTCTGGGACAGGGTCATCTCCTTGGCTGTGGTCTTGGGGTCACGGCAGGCAAACGCCAGCGCCCGGAGGGTATTCCAGTTGAGGCTGGAGATGATGTCTTGGCTGACAGCGGCGGCGAACCTTTCCTTCGCCCGGGGGAGAAGGCTGAAGTATTCGGCTACCTCGTTGATATTGCTGGGCTTATTTTTGGTCTTGGTCATTGGGAGAGATCGGCTTGATTGCGGAAGTCTTAACATCGAACTTGGCAGCGACATAGTCCATATGTCCGCCCAGGTACATATACCTGGCATCAACGGCGGTGACTGTCATCGGAATGATGGTCACGGCGAAATGCAGAGTGTTGAACTCGTTTCTGGCAAGGGTTTGGGCAGCGTACTCTTCTGCCTTCTCCTTGGTTTCGTATGTGATCAGGAAGTTCGCAAGGTCATTGGAGACATTGGAAAACCTGCTGATGATGACATTATAGAATGTCCGGGTGTTGGGATCGGTGTTGCTCATAGGAAGGACAGCGACAAGAACATCGCTGACCTGTCCAGTCAACTACCAATTAACGCCTTTTTGATTTTTTATTCCGGCGGCTTTTTCTCCGGCGGAATATCAATAATCGGCCCGTATCCTAGCAGTTTGTTGATGTCATCGGCCGAGATCTTGAGTTCGGCCTTAACATTTACAGTCGGTGCAGCGTCCGTAACCTTGTCCAACTTATCGATGGCGATGGCAGCGGATAGCATTAACTGACCGATGGGAATACTGTCTACCTCCGAGTCAAGCCGGTTGAGACCCTTGTCGATGAAGGAGGCCAGGCGTGCAGCGGTGCGGCGCTTGAACGCCAGCATATCCAATTGGCCTGCGTCCTGTAGGTTGTTGCGGATACCACGGACGACATCACCATCGACAGCCACAAGCCGGGCAGTCTCAGCCGGAGGTGTACCCTGCTTTAAAAGGCTCTCGATCCGCTTCTTAGTGGCAGGGGGCAGGGTGCGACCGGCCTCTTTCGGCGTGTCGTCTAGTCGCTCGTACTGGGGATCTGTATCCATATACTAAAACTACTGGGTTGACTTAAATTTGCAAGCACCATAAGCCGGGCTAATGCATAAATACATCCTACCGATCGAGCCTCCCCCTACCCACCAGGCCGCCTTGCGGATCCTCAAGACAAGGGACGGCAGGCAGTTCATCGGGAAGATGGCGAAGTCTTCTGCCAAGAAGTGGGCAGTGGCTGCCACGCTGATGCTCAGCCAGCAGCGGACGATCAAGCAGGCTGAGACCATTGATGCTCCCTGCATCGTCAGCATTACATTCTACTACCCTCATACCAAGGAGAGCGAGAAGTTCTGCAAGCGCACGAACCAGACCCACATCGCCAAGGCTACCCGACCTGATCTAGACAACCTAGCCAAGTCCGTGCTGGACGCTATGGTCGATGCCGGTGTGCTGAAGGATGACGGGGCGATCGTTGAACTTGGCCTGGCAAAGTATTATGCAGCGGAACCAAAAGTAGTGGTTGACATTGATGTTCACCCTGTGTTTGACTCCTGATCTCTCCCTATGAGTACCAAAAATAAAGTCGTTAAGAACCTGCCCTTCGCCCAGTATAAGAGCGAGCCTGCTGTCAACGCTTCTTTCCTCAAGAAGTTTGCGGTGTCTCCCCTGTACGCCAGCACTGACGAGTTCTCCTCCTCCGCCGCCACCGATCTGGGTTCGTATGTCCACGCCCTGACCATTGACCCGGCTAGCCTTGAGAACTTTGCCTGCCTCCCGACCACGGGAGAAGGTAGCAAGAAAGCCCGTGACGAGTGGCGTAAGAATAACCCGGAGGGCGTGCTGATCTCTCCTTCCGCTATGGAGCAGGGCAAGGCTACTGCCCAGGCGCTCAAGTCTTACTCTCCGTTCGCCGACCTGATGAGCCGTGAGCCTGACACCGAGGTTTCTATCTTTGCCCAGCATCCCAGGTATGGATGGGATATCAAAGCCCGCATCGACATCCTGCTCGATGATGGCGACCTGATGATCCTTGGGGATGTGAAGACATATGGCAAGCCGCTCACCAAGAAGTCGCTGTTCTGGGATATCCGTGACCGGGGCTATGACCTGCAACTGGTCTTCTACCGCCGGATCATCCAGACTGTCCTCAATCGCACGCCGGATGAGATGGCTTTGTACTTTGTCGAGACCGAGACCAGCGCCCACGATTGCGTCAAGGTCACGCTCGATGAAGGCTGGCTTGCCCACGCCGAAATGCGTCTGGACGAGTACTTCCGGTTGTATGACGAGTGCCACAGCACGGGGATCTTCCCTGGCTTCAACTTCGGCAAGCCGCTCACCCTCTCCCTGGGAGACAACTTGTCGTGAACGAGCCTAAGGAAGGATTCGGCCTCTGGATTCCAGGGGCTGTCCTCTCACGCACTGACATCAGCCTAGAGGAAAAGTGCCTCTACGGCCTGCTGGAGGTGCTTGACGGGGGCAAGGGGTGCTGGGCATCCAACGACTGGCTTGCGACCCGTCTGAGCGTCAGCGAGAGGGCAATCCAGCGATACCTTGCCAGGCTTGAGGAGTTGAACCTGATCGTGAAGGTGGTCAACGCCGAGGCCGGTAACCAGCGCCGGGTGCAGACCATTGGCACGCAGGCTATCGTTACCCCCTCACGCCAATCTGTCACCCCCCTCACGCCAACTTGTCGTGACCCTCACGCCAATCTGTCGTCCAAGAGTACAAAGGAGAATAAAGAAGAGTTAGATACACCCCAAACCCCATTGCCCCACGGAGAGAATTTCAAGAGGGCTTGGAACGAATGGGTGATCTATCGAACCAAGACCAAGAAGCGTCTGTCCCGGTTCGCCCAGGACAAGCAACTGAAGATCCTTGAGGGTCTCACGGAACAGGAGTGCATTGACTGCATCAACCGATCCATCGCTAATGACTGGCAGGGACTGTTCCCAGAGAAGAACAGGAATAGTAAATCTTTTTCTAAAATTCTAACCCGTGAGGATCACAGCAATGGTTTCTAAGGAAGACATCGAACGCCTTGGTTTTGACGCTTGGGCTGACAATCAGTTCGTTAACCTCATCGAAAACTTTGTGATGCCGGGACACGGCAATGTGCGGATTGAGGATATGGACTTCACAGCCAAACTCAACTGGGACGATGCTATGATCCATTGCGTCCTGCGAGCCTACACCCACGAAGGTTGGAAGACCTACGAGAAGCAAATCAAGCGATGAGCAAAGGCTACTGCAATGGTTGCAAGGGGACGCTGTCCCCTATGCTGGACACCACCAAGAATGTCCTAGTCCATCGCTACTACACCTGCAAAGCGTGCGCCGTGTCCGGTAAGACCACGCACTGGGACTACCCCTTTGCCTATGATCAGGTGATGGAGAAGCACAACCTCGTATGGCTGGATCATCACCCGGATTATCCCAAGGCTTTCTTGGACACCGATGTGAACCTGCTCTCCGACAACCTGCGCAAGGTCATTGGCTGGTCTCCTGCTACCAAGGCCAGCCTGCTCCTGCACGGCACGACTGGCACGGGCAAGACACGCACGGCCTGGCACATCTTTAACCGACTATGGTTGCAGAACTTCCCAGAGAAGGCAGTATGGTTACCTATGCGCAAACTGGAGATGGCTATCGAGAAGGGGTTCGATGACCACAAGCACGGACAGGTGCTGGACTACTTCTGCAATGTCCCCCTGCTGTGCTTCGATGACCTAGGCAAGGAGAGGCTCACCGCCCGTATGGAGTCTGATCTATTCGCCATCATTGATGAGCGCACCAGCAACCTGCGCCCTACAATTATCACCACGAATTATAATGGCACTACCCTCCTCGACAGGTTCAATAACAAGGAGACTGGGGAAGCCCTCCTCCGCAGAATCCGTGAGTACTACACAGCCGTTCACGCTTAAACAGACCAACTCTACCTTCCCCCCTATGCGGTGGGAGGTCAGGTCTGGATCAGATTCCTATCAGGTAGACCTGCTGGACAGCGTATGCTCTTGTAGTCACTGGCGCTTCCGGCTCTTCGATAAGCCTGAGGGCGAACGCAGGTGTAAGCACATCATCGCAGCCCGTGAAGAGGCCATTAACATTGTCATCAATAGTATGAAGAAAGTGGTTGACCACAAGTTCAGCACAGGCCAGTAGTCATTTACTTATGAAGCGACTACTGTCATTCCTGATCGCCTGTTCAACCTGCCAGGCAAAGTCTATTGTCACCGAGGACTTCGTTAACAAGGTGGGCATCATCGAGTCTAATCTCAAGACGGACGCAGTCGGAGATGGCGGTGATAGCCTTGGCGCATTCCAGATTAGTCGCCGGGCTTGGGCTGATGCTGTTGCCTACAGTACCATCAACTCCGGGCCTCACGAATACACCTTGCCCATCGACTGGAAGGGATACGCTCACGACTTTGAGATGTCGCATCGTGCTGCCACGCTGATCCTCAAGATGCACGAAGAGCGTATGCGTAAGAACCGCATCAAGCCCACCGAGTTCAAACTTTATATGGCCTACAATATGGGTTACTACGGAGCAGCCCAGCACGGCTTTGACATCAATCAGACCTGGGGTTTCCGCAAGGCTATCCTTACCAGGGCTAAAGTTATTCTATCACGATGAGCGCCCGAAACATCCAGTCCATCCTGCGCATCGCACAGGAAGAAGCGAACCGCCTAGACGGGGAGATCAACATCTCCAACGAACAGGTGGTGTATCTGTCAGACAAACTCACCAAGGTCTTCCACTCCCTGCGTCAGTTCAATGAGACTCACGGACGAGACCTCAGCCCGGATGTGCTTGACGCATTCAACGCCGCCTGGCGTAACTACGAATCCTCCTTTGATACCTGGCAGTCCTACCAGAAAAATGATCAGCAGATTTATCTGGACACCACACTCGACCTTGAGTAATCACATCTTCTCCACACCACACATATGAAAGAAATCATCGAAGCACTCCGCAAGCCGTTCAGCGCCGACCGCATTGAATGGCGACTCCAATCGTCCGGCGAAAAGCAGGACGGCAGCATCTGGGCCAAGTGCCTATGCTACATCGACAATCGTGCCGCTATGGAACGACTCGATGAAGTCTATGGTATGAACTGGTCGCACTCCGAGGAGTTCAAACAGATCGGCACGCAGGCTGTCTGCACTGTGACCATCACCATCGAAGGCAACAAGGACTCCCTCTGGCCTTACCGCACTGTCTCCGGCTCTTGCGCCGTGGAAGCCAACGGCGACATCGACCCGTTCAAGTCCGCCGCATCTGGTGCGATGAAGAGGGCCGTGGTGAACCTGGGGGTCGGTCGTTATCTATATGACTTGCCTGAGGCTTGGGCGATCATCGACCCCAAGGGTAAGTATGACGGCAAGACCAAGAATGGTACTCGCTTCCGCTGGAATCCTCCGCAACTCCCGGCTTGGGCTGGCGGTGGCGCTGACACTAACTACGCCGTCAACCAGTCTGCCGCTGTCGAAGACTTCATCGACACCCTTCCGATTGTCCCGGCTGTGAAGCCCAAGGCCGCTCCGCTCCCGGCTGGTACTGCTGATGACCCCACCATCCCGTTCGGCGATGCCAAGGGTCAGCCGCTGTCCTCCCTGCCGCTCAAGGGGCCGAAGGATAAGAAGTGCGCCGACCTCTATTACTGGGCGAAGGTGTACACCCCCAAGCCTTACAATGGAAAGATCTCGCAGAAAGACATCAACCTCAAGTCCCGTGCCGAAGCCCTGTACGCTAACGCTACTGGCGCTTCCGAAGCCCCGTCTCCTGTGGTTCAGGACGAACCGATTGACGAAGTCCCCTTCTAATCCTAACCGACATTCCTTATGTCCAGCCCCTACGACCCTCAAGAAGAAGCCAAGTCTGTCGATGGTATGACTGGGTCTTCTCAGCCCACGGAGTTCATCACGCTCCAGGTGGTTGAAGAAGACTCGGTCAGCCTGACCGATGACGAGATTATGGAAATCCTGCGTTACGCCGGACGCATCAACCGATGAGAAACCCGAACTATAAGCATTATAATTCTGATGCTGATCTGATCGGATGCCTCCAGGTCGAGAATGATGATCTCAAGAAGCAGGTCGCTGATATGAGATTCAAGATGGAAGAGTCGCAGCAGGAGATCAAAGCGATCATCCGTTCCCTCTACGACATCATCGAGTCCTATGCAGACAATAAGCAATAAGATCATAGACCCTAAACGGGTGCGTGAACTGATGGCTGCTATGCAGCCTAAGGACGCACCTAAGGCCGTGGTCGTCAGGACTGTCAGGCTGACTCCCGGTCAGCGCCTGGCTAACGCATACGAGATGATCAAGAATACCCAGTGTACGCTGGGAACTTCTTCCCTCTCTTGGAAGGTATCCATCAAGGGCATCATCAAGTATGCCAAGGAAAATAACCTCCCCCTGTTATGGCAAAGGCCGGAGTTAGATCAGCAGGCCAAGGCTATCGTTGAGTCAGGCAAGTATACTAATGTGCGCCACGGCTTGCGTGTCCGTGTTGCATATCAGTTAGCCCTGAAGCACGGCGTTAGCAAGGCGTGCAGGCTTACCGGCGTTTGCAGAGAGGGGCTTTATGCTCATTGTCGTAGGTACGAAATCCCTACCCCCCTACAAGCCACAGGCATATCACGATGAGCAAATATGAAGTAATCGCAATGGGTGACAATCACGGCGACCTCGCCTGTGAAGACACCCTCGACCAGGTGATGGATATGGTCAAGCGCACCTCCCCCCGGTACAGGGTGCATCTGGGTGATAACTGGGACTTCCGATGGGCTAGGCGTGGCGTAGACAAGGACTCCTCTGAAGCCCGTGAAGGGGTCAAGGAAGACCTGGAGGCGGGAATCCGTTGGCTTGAACGCTACAAGCCTACCCATTTTTTATTCGGAAACCACGACGACAGAATCCGGCAGATCATCCACAGCACGGACTCCATCAAGACCAAGGAGGATATGCAGGAGATCCAAGACCGCATTATGCGGACGCTCCGCAAGGTAGGCTGCAAGGTCATCAAGCCCTATAGCGTCAAGCACGGGCGTGTGGTCATTGGCCCTCTGACATTTATCCACGGCTTCTCCCACGGGATGAACGCCCTGCTCAAAGATGCCCGTGCGTTCGGATCTCCTGGAGGCGGCTTCACGATGGGTCACCTGCACCGCCTGGAGCAGTTGAACAACGAGTCCTTTGAGGGCGGCGCTTCCTGGCTGTGCGGCTGTGCTATGCGCATTGACGAGGCCGAATATGCGATGCGCCACAGTTCTACCCTGAGGTGGCAGAACGGGTTTATGTGGTATCAAGTGGACGGCGATAACTACATCGGCAAGCAAGCCCATCGCTTCGGCAAGGGCTGGTACTTCCCTGCCTGATGAACGAGCAGATCAATCAAAACCTAGCCGCCAATGTGCTGCGCCTAGGAAATGAGGTCAGGGATCTGGCTGAAGAGAATGCCAGGCTTAAGGAAAAAGTGAAGCGTATGGCGATGGAATCTTTGCACGACATCAACCACATCGCTGATCTTAAGGCCGAGGTCGAGCGGCTGACTGAACGCCTTGGCGGAGTGCGGCTGATTGTGACGGAAGAAATGTATGACGAACTCAACACGAAGTATCTTGAGCAACAGCACGAACTTCAGAACATCGCTTT